GTAGTTGCCCCCAGAGGCTTCACCGGTGGTTGAATAGGCCGTTGTGCTCGCATCCAGCGTTGCGCTGTTGGTGTACAGCGCCAAATAGAACGTGTCCGTGGCAAAGTTGATCGTGCCGTTGACAAGACCAGAACGCAACGTGTTGCAGGAATAATTGCCGGTAAAACTCAAAATGCCACCTCAAAACGGTTGTATTTTGTGCGGTTTTGTTTTGCAGGAATCACTTGTAAATTTTCTGGCACATGTAGCCCGGAAACTTTTTTGCCTTGGAGCGGTAAAACGTGATCAACTTCAAACTTAACCCCGAGCATTTTAGTACGAAGCGCGGCAAGTTCGTAAGCTTCTTCGATCATCCACAAACCGTCTGCATCAAGCCACGAGGGAGTTCTTTGGATTTTTGCTGCGCGCCTGCGCACTTCTCTTGCCGCGTGTTTGTGCGGGTTGCGTTCTCTCCATTGCTTACTGATTGCGTCAATATGCTCTTTTTGCAACAGGTATCTTTGCGCAAAATAATCCCGCCGTTCTACGTTTTTCACGGCATCATACGCACGTTGTTTTTCAAGAAGCTGCTCTCTATTTTTTTCCCTGTACTGCCGCTTGTACGTTGACATACAAGCCTTACACCACGTCCGGTACCCGTGCTTGTACTTTGCGCCTTTGTGAAAACTATCAAAGGGCTGCGTGATGTTGCACAGCGTACAAAGTTTCATTATTTGACCCCGTTATTCTGAGGCAGGGGCGCCACACGGAACTGGCCGCTACGGTACGCATCGCTACGCTCAAGGCCGTCACCCAGACGGCTGGCCAAGCCAAGGGCTTCTTTGTACTTACCATCGTAGTACGCCATCATGTCCGTCTCGCCCTTCATATACCCGTACGCCTCCACCAGCGAACCATACAGCAACACCGAGCTCAGATTGTCACCAAGCCAGGTGCTTCCAGCCGTCACAATGCTTTGCGGGTAGTAATAGTAGTGCAGCTCCACGCTGTACGCCGCATCGGGGGTTGGCCCCAGAATGAACGACAACTCATTGGTGGGTTGCCCCGCGGCGATCGTCGGACCAAACAGCGCGTAGTACTTGGGTAGCCCAGAGTCGGTGGCCTGCGGGTATGCTTGGCGAATAAAGTTGACGTCCTTGTTCAGCAGGTACTCGTACGTGTTTGTGGCATCTATGACCGCCATGGAAAACGTGGCCAAGAAGTCCGAGGGGCACGACAAATACTTGTTGCCTGACGTGGTTGTCCCAGTCACGTTCTTGCGAAGCGACGGGAACTGCACCGTGTTGTAGATGCGCTGCTCCGCCTGTTGAATGAACGTATCAACAATGGTCGGATCGGTCGAATAGTTGAAACTATCCTCCGTGTAATTTTGAATGGCAGCTACAAGCTCGGCGTACGTCATGTCGACCTCAAGCCATCGGGCCTCGGGATTTGATACCGCGTACCGCCGCGCCGTGACCGCGCATCACAATACCGTCAGTCTTCGTGCCAGGATAGTCGTTGCTGCGCACATTGGCCACAGACACGTTGGCATCCTTCAGGTATTTTTTGTTCGGCACTTCCTTGAGCACGGATGCGGTGGCCGAAGCGGGCACAGGGCTGCCAGGGGTTTTTTTGACGGTTGCCATGTTAGCCCCCACGCTGGTTTGCGGCGCGAGACAGGTTACGACCCATCTTCATGCGGTCCATGCTGGTAGGGCCGCCTGCCTTGAGCTTCAGAGTCGTACCTTTGCCGCCCTTGTGCTCTTGCTTGTCGTGCTGTTTGAAAGCCTTTTTGATGAGCGCCTTGTCTTGCGCCAAATCTTTCTTGTCCATGATCGACTCCTTACGTCGTTGCTACCGTTACTGTACCAAGATTCACTGTCAACACCAAGTTATTTGGCGTTAAATCCGCATCAAAGTTGCGAGAGCCCCCAACCGGGTTCCACCCCCACTGAAAAATCCGGCTGCCGGTGGTTGCAGTGCCGTCTTCGTCCAAGGCAGGACCGCTGATGTTGGAGATTTGCAAGCCGTTGTTGCCGCCCAGACGGTATGTGATGTCGGGACGGGGGTTGCGCACAGCCTGGGGGTCTTCCACCGGGTACATACCTAGCTGCAACTGCGGCTGATCGGGGTCCCAGCACTGCGGGCACACCAATATCTGGTAGTTCTTGGTTTTAATGATCTCCGTCTTCAGCTCCTTCAGCTTGTAGCGGAAGTTGCACCGATCGCACTGGGCAATCGCGTACTTGCCAGACGAAAAACGGTTGGGCATTAGAACGCTCCAGAAATGTACTGGCGGCGCGGCACAAACCGAACAGCGGCTTTCTCGTGATCTTCTTGCGATGCCAGGTCCCAGGCCTCGTCGTACTGCTGTTTGAGGATCGGCAGCCGATCCATCGCATTCGGCACCTTCAGCGCCATGTAGTACGACAGCCCGGCCACCATGGCCGTGATAAATCGGAACGGAACATCCATGACATTCACACCACCGCCAGCGTCTTGCACGCGACGCATGCGCCAATACACAAACTGGTAGTAGGGGTTGCCCACCGTACCCTGATCAGGGGTCGGCCAGACCGTGATGCGCGGCGTGTTGTTCAAATACACTGCGGTGCCCACCGATGGCGTGGTCTGGCTTGTACCGTTTTGCGCGCGGAAGACGCCACCAAGCGTGGTGCTGTTGACGATCCAGTTGTAGTAGATGGTCTCAGCGCCGATGTTCAGGTAGCCAACGGTGGGGAGGTTGGCCGTGGACGACAGCGTCACAGTCTGTGCGCCCGTGTCTGCGCTTTGATATGTGAGCCCCGTGGGAGAAATCTGCCCGTCAAGCCGCTGCACCCAGAGCTGAATAGGCCGTGCCTGATTCAACTTGTTGGGAATGGTCGCGTAGGTAGAAATACTAATACGCGTGATGGTCAGATCGGCCTGGGTGGATTGCTGGTTGGCTTGCGTACGGATCACATGGTCCAGCAAATCAACGGTGTCGTTGGGAATTGGGTACGTGTTCAGGCCCTGCACCAGGGGAATGGTGCCTTGCTCAAACGTCCACATGTTGATCCCACGGTTGGCCCAGTCGGCAAACAACAGGTTCAACGACCGACGCGCAGTTTTGAGATCGTAGCCAGTACGCATCTCCGAGCCCACGCGCTCAAACGCCTCCTCGACCAGCTCGGTCAAGTCAAGGTTAAAGCCGGATGCACCTGATGTTGTTGCCATGTTACTTCATTTTCTTTAGCGTTTCCGCAAGTCGCGCACGTTGGCCCAGTTTTCCGGGCTTCTTTGCGGCTGCTGCGAGCTTTTTGGCGGGAATAGGCTTCCCCGGCTTCGCGCCAAGTTCGGACCTTAACGCGCCAGGTTTCGTAATAGCTTTTTTGATCCATTTTTCAGCCATTTTTTGCAGCCCTCATATTGTCGACTAAGTTCGGGTACGGCCGCCCGCCCGCTTTGGCCATGGCTTTTGCCTTGGCCTTCTTGGCCGGGCTCAGTTTTTTGGGCTCACCAAGGTCTTTGGGACGTTTCTTGTCCCAAACCTGGCCACCTTTGGCGTAGAGGTCCACGTCGTTGGGGTTATCCTTGCGATGGATAACCTTCTTGCCCGGCATTTTAGAGGGGGCAATCGCCCCCATGCCACGACTGGGTCTCATTTCAGCACTTGCCGCCGTAATTCATCTTTTTGGTCATGCCACCCTTTTTCATGCCCAGCGGTTTGCTGCCAGCCATCTTGATCTGGGTGCCTTTGGTTTTGCCTTTGGCGGCGACGCCGTCGCGGCTAGGAGCGGCAGTCTTCACTGCGCCCATTTTTGCGTTGGTAATTGCGGATTTCGTTGCCATGATGTCACCACCTTTAGAAAATTTGCGGCCCTTGTCCGCGTTTGAGAACTCTTGCCCCACGCTTTGTGGGATTCCTACCTTCTTGGCAAACGCCGGGTTATGGGCGACGGCTGCCATGAGATTGTGTTGCTTCTTACTAACTGATGGCACTGCGTTGCTCCCGAATGAACGTGTCCAGCTTACCTTCCAACCGGTCCAGGCGATCCAGAACTCGGTTGATGTCGTGGTGCACATCCACTTTGGTCACGTACTCCTTGGCCACTTCCTCTCTCGTTCTGTTCAGCAGGATTTGAAGGCGGTCGATTTCTTCCGACTTGGTCTTCAGCGTCCAGCCGAGCAATCCGATCAATGTAGTCAGCAAGGCGTTCCACAGCGTCATTTCCATGTCAGCACTTCCATCTTGCCAAAGATGCAGCCTTTCTGGTCGGCCTGCCTTTTTCGTCTTTCATGGGACCAGGCATACCGGACATTCGCGCGCAAAACGAATCTTTCCGTTTTCCGCCTTGAGGCTGGGGAGCCTTTAGGTTGCTTCCAGTTTCTCGGTTATATTTAGCCCGACCTTTAGCCGTTAATCCTGCGCCTTTAGATACAGGCAGCTTTTCGCCACGGCCCACCGCAAGGGAGGGGCCTTTCTTTTTAGGCGCTGGAGACTTAGCCATAGAACACCGTTGCGGCAATATTTGCTGGTGTGCCAACAAAAATGCCGTCCGTTGCCAGAAT